AACTTGTCGCCAAACACATCGTGCGCCAAAGACTCATCGTGAGGTTGGGGTTCTAAAAACTGCACATTGTTTGTGTTTGTTTCTGAGGCAAGCCGTGCAAGCTGCCTGCCAATAAATACACCCCAATCATCAGTCGCGTTGCCAACGGCCTTTCCGTTTTTACGCCACTGACAATGATTGCTGCCAACAGACAGGTACGTAACCTGTTCGACCTTTTCGGCAAGCGCGCGGATGGTTTGCCATGCCAACGTTGTTGCCAGGTCAATTTGGTCCATCAGGCTGAGGTCGTTTGACCAGCTTTGCTGTTCGCGGCCCGCGTTGTCAAAGTTCTCCACCGTGTCCCCAACATCACAGAACACAACCTGTTTTGGCTTCTCACGTTTAACCAGGTCGAGAAGACGGGCCTTAGCCAACTCAACCCGTTCCAGCAGTTCAGTTGTCCCTCCGCGGACATCCACCTTCCCGACCTGCAAATCTGACCACAACACCACCAGTGCTTTGTCAGTGGTGCCAACTATCTTTGGTTGTTTAGCTTTTTTTTTGGCCTCAGCCATCAGTAGTGCAAGGTCAACCGTTGAGGTTTTTTTGCGGAAGGTAAACCGGTACGAGGTCAGCCAAACCAGCTCGCCATCTTTTTGCTGCTGCCACCGTGAAGTTCTAACCGGCGGTATTACGTCAATGTCGGACGGGTCTAAACCGGCATCGCGCAGAAAATCATCAAAGTTTTCAGGCTCGGCATCGTAGCCATGCGTAACCGCTGTGCCCTCATTGCCATCAAACTCAACCGAGGGCGACACCTTCTCCGGTATACGTATCTTTGCTGCGGCCTTCAAATTGTCAAGCATCGGCACCTCCGCAAGGGCACAACCCATCACGGTGCCGCACAACCGAGGTAGAGCCTATTTGTAAACCAGCCTCACGCAACCCCTGCCAAATACCGTGCGTAGAAAAGTTTTCCCGGTCGGCCATGCACTCGCTTAAAACCTTCCTGTCGGCTTCATCAAGCGTTTCAAGCAGGCGGCGAAACTTACAGTGGCCAGGGCCAAAGTTTCCCCTGCGGCGGTCTTTCAAGTGCTCAAGCATTGTCGGCCTTTCTGGTTTGGTTGCCAGGTTAACCACCTTCGCCAAGCTTATCGTATTGCTTGAGGGTTTGGCGTGTCGGGAACAAAAAACCCCCAAACGTGTTGGGGGTTTCTTGCCTCGCTGTCTTTTGCAACCATTCAACCAAGAGGAACCAGCGAGAGGTTTTTAGCAGTGGTGGTCACATCGCGCCGCATCAACAGGCACCACCGCGAAACTGATACCCACCAAAACGTCGTGCCAAACATCAAGGTGCGAAATAAACTCGTCAGGATTGTTGCTCGCCATGCCAAACCCCGTGTGGCCGTGAGTATATTCAAAACCATCGGGCAGCGAAACCCACACATTGATTTCATCACCCTCATTGGTCACGGTCAGTTTTGCCCCCTGTGCCTGGGCCAAAGTGCGCACTGCGTTTTCAAGCGTGTGCAACAGCTGCGGGTTATCCAAACGTTCTGTAATCATCGGTGCTCCTCAAGAGTTTTAACCAGTTCGCGTTTCCGCGCATCGCGGCGGGTTGTGTAAACATCAAGGCCAAACTGTTGCGCCCACCTTATATTCCGGTTCAGCATCTCTTGCGGCAAGTAACCGCGTTGCACGAGGGCGTTGGCTGCATCGTATTCAAATTGGTCGCCGTACCCGTTGGTCATTGGCAGCGTGCAAATTGGTTTGCCATCAACCCAAACCGTTGCATCAAAATAGGTAACGCCGCCGGTCTTGTCGAACCACTCGTGTGCTTGCACAAAAATTGAACGTTGCGCATACCTTGGGCTTACGGGGTGGATTGTCATTTTGCTGCAACCTGCCTTTCAATAAACTCAATGGCTTCTTTTCGTGTGCGAAATTTGGCTGACCAGTCGGGCATTTTTACCCACCATTTCAGCGGGCTGCGCATATTGCGCCCGTGCCAAATCTGATAACCGAGGTGGTATGTGTGCATTACGCGGCCACCTCCTCAAGCTCAACCGTGTAGCGGCCTGCGCCAAACTGCTCGGTGAGTACTGCGTGCTCTGCGGCAATCATGGTGGCCGCGGTAGTCATGTATTGCGCCCCGTAGCTGTAGGTCTCGCGTGGGGTGGTTACTCGGATTTCGTAGGTGGTGTTCATGCTTGGCTCCTTTGCTAGTTGGTTGGTTGCCATACCTCTAGTGTATAGCCCTACACAGCAAGAGCAAGTCTGTCCCCAAACTTTTTCATCTTTTTTTTGCAACAGAAAACCCCCGCCGCAGCGGGGGCTTCCATTGTTTTGTCTTAGTTTTGATTCAATGCTGGGCGCATCGCTTCAGCAATCTCAAGGACTTTGTCCATCTGCCAAAACGCTGCGTTGCCAGTTTGGTAGTGGCCGCGGATGTAGTTGTTCTCTACAACCACAGCGGCTTCACTAATCACCGCTGGGCAATTAAACAAAACGTTCTGCGGAACTCCTGTTTCCTTACTTGCTTCTTTTACGACCTCGCGGATGGTTTGCATCGGAGTCAGTACGCGGGTTGTCGTGTTGCTCATGGTATTCCTTTCCTGGTTGGTAATACCAGTGTATACCACTAAACACAAAAAGCAAGCCCGTCTAGAAAGTTTTTTATCTTTTTAGAAAGGTGCGTTGTCCGCCGGAACCTCTTTTACTGCCGGCCAAATCTCCTGCATCTCCTGCACCGAGGCCGTCGCGCCACGGCCCGAACCATAGCCAACCTTTGTCATTGAATCAGCGCGCACATTCAAAGCCAAACCCGTACCGCTGCCATCTTTTTTCTCATACCGTTTGGTCTTCAACTTGCCCTTAACCTCAACCAAATCGTTTTCAGCAAAACCCCGGTCACCGGTTACCGAAAAATAATCGTAACCATCGTTGCCCCACGTGCCGTCGTCGAGCTTTTTGCGTTGCGCGTGTGACACGTCGTAAACAACGCCCCAACTGTACTCGCGCACCTTATTAATAAAACCAATGAACGTTATTTCAATCATTGCTCCGCCTTTCTATGTGTCTGCTATTCGTACAATCAGTGTGGCCGCAAATCCGCTTACCAGGTTTTACCGGCGTGCCGTCCTCGTAAACCGGCGTTATTTGGTCCTCAGCAAAGTATCCCAGCCACGGGTGACATTTGTCACCTTTCCGGTCAACCGTTGCAACACGCTTTGCCCGACACGACACACAAAAGTTGTCAGTTTTACGTTGCGCAGCCACCTCCCACTCAAACCCGCACCGCACACACTCAAGCCGAGTCATCAGTGCCCAAACTCACCAGGGTTACAAAACGTGTGGTCGTCCTGGTCGTGATACCAAAGCTTCCAATGATTACGACCCGGCCCCTCAGCCGGCTTAGCAGCCTGCGCCTTACCCTTCGGCAACCACTTCATCGCATTGCGTGCCCAAGTGCGAAACGCGGCATCCCAATCTTTGAACCGGCTGCCCTTTGCCGTGTGGTGGTCACGAAACGCTGCAAGCTCATCATCAAAACTAAGCGCTGGAAACTTAAGCGCGAACTCGGTACGCATCTTGTCACCCGGTTCATAATTGGCAGCAATAATTTTTGAGGAAGAATTCTTTTCATTAGTGTTCTTAGAAATAGTCTTCTTAGGTGGCCTGGAAACCTGCGTAGGGTTTTCCGGCGTAGGTTTTTGAGCCACCCCATCAGGGTCACAAGTTGTGTAATCGTAACCGCCCAATTTGCCCTGCTCATCACGCAAACGTTCAGACCGCATCAAATAACCAAACTCAAACAATTCATTCATCATGCGGCGCACCTTATCCCGGCCCACGTTATTTTGCGCGGCCACAGAAGCAACCGACAGCTCCCAACCCGGCTTATGGCTCAACAGCTGCGCCAACAAACCACGCGCCTCCAAACTCAACCGTGCATCGCGCAGCCAAAAGTTCGGCACCTGTGTGAACTGCGAGTCAAAATAATGATGGCCTCTAATTAACGCCACTTGAAACCTCCACCGTCTACAATTGGTTACAGCCGGCCAAGTTGCCGGCTTCTTGATGGTCGCCCGTACCACCGCGCGGGCGGCCATCTCTACTAAGAGACCCTATACCTCAAAAAACGGGTCAGCAGCAAACTCCGGCCCATAAACCGACAACAAAACGTGCTTTGCGTGCCGGTCATCACTCAGCGACAGTCTGCCGTCATCATCAAGCAGAAACCAACCCTTACCCGGATACCAAACCGGTATCACATCAGCAAAGCCCTGCTCGTGAACCCAGCGCGGCATTGACCAACCCAGCTTGACACAAAGCCGATGAAAATCAGCACTCGCCTGGTCAAGCTCATTATGCGTTTGACACATTGTAAGCAAGTTTTCAAAACCATCAAACCTAGCCGAGCCGCCCATACCCCGCGGAGCACGATGCTGAATGGTTAAACCACCGCCACAAAAACCGAACACGCCCTGCGCAATACACTGCTGCCCATCGCGCACAAAAACAATACGCCGAGCCTTGTCAACGTTTAGTTTTGATTTTTTACCAACAGTCACCGAGCAGCCTCAACAGTGTTCTAAAATCCATTGTTACCCACCAATCCTCCGCGTTGCCTTTACCAACACGTTTGTGCACCACCACCGGAGGTTTCTTCGTAGCCTGCGCCTCTGCCTGCGCCCACCATCCAGCCAAATCTAGCCTAGTTTGATTTTTAACCTCAATGTCAGCCGGAAAATCAGACACAATATCCGAACCGCCCTGCGACCCGCCACGTGCCGCGCGCGAAGTTTCAGCTTCAAAACCAGCCTCACGCAACACCCGCACAACCTCAACCTCAGCCCGGTTGCCCTTACGACGTGATGCACTGCCCGACATACCCCCCACGGTATCAGAGGACAGGAAAACCCCGCCGTAGCGGGGCCTCCCCTGCGCCTTAGTAGTTGTTAGCGCAGTAGTCGCATCTTTGTGTTTGCTCAAACCAGCCCACGTCAGCCGGCTCGTTGCACACAACGCAAAGCGGTTTGCCGGTGGTTAAGGTGTCTTCCATTTCAATTCCCTTCGGTTTGTGTTGCATTGCGTATACCACTATACACCCCAACGGGCTCAAGGCAACCCTTTTTTTAAAAAATTACCTGCGCTTAAACCCCAACGCCCATAAGACATCATCAAGCGGCACCAGACGGCCACGCGACGAATTAGTTTTATCGTTTTGTATCGGCTGCGTTACCTCAGGCGGGTTTGTGTCACGCAGCATACGCTTAAACACATCAGTGCGAATATAAATACCGCCGTGCCCTAACGGTGAAGCTTGAACCCAAAAATCAGCCTTAGTGCCATTGATGCCTGATTGCCATTCACGGTCACTATTTTGCTGCCACGTTTCAACGTAAAAGTTACCGGTCTCATCAGTACGGTAATCAGTTTTTACCTCATGCGTGCCAAACAAAAACTGCTTATGGGTATTTTCGCCAACCAACCCACGGCCAAAATCAATATCAAAATCCGGCTCATAACCGCTCATTTTTATCCAACACCCTAAGCGCAATCAAAATCTGCTCCTCGGTAAACTCAGTTTCCTTTTTCGGCTGCGCCAAGCTGCGCGGCCTTGTCCACTCTCTAGCCTCCTGCAACGACTCAACCTTCCGCATACGGCGTGCCGCCAAAATTTCAGACACCCGCTCAGCCCGCTCAATTTGATTACGGTTCACGCCGGCACCCCATCAAATAAATCTTTGCAAATATCGCAAAACTCATCAGGCGGCACGGCCTGAAAAATCCCACACTGCTTACAAATCATGTCGGCACCGCATACAAATCAGCACACGTGTCACAAAACGGCAACTCGGGCAACCGTTCATACACCTCACACCGCGCACACATCACAGCCGGGACTCCGCAGCCAACAATTTAGCCATCGTAGATTGCGCCACAATCTCCGACTCAATAACCCTCAGTTTGGTCTTAATACGGTTGACCTGCGCGCGCGCCAAATCACGAGCAAGCCGTAATTCCGCAGCCGCAAGCTTAGCCTGTGCCTGCCGCTCCGCCACGCTACCCTCAGCCGCCAAAAGCGACCTAGCCTCCACCGCATCCAATTCATTTTCGGCATGAGCCAATTCCTCCTCAGCCTGAAACAGCGCCTCCACCCCGCGGCGGTTTGTCGCAGTTAGTTCCGTCAGTTCTGTCAAAATCTGTTCGGTGTGCACTTAACAGCTCCAACCGTTCAACAACATAGGGCCGCCAAAAGCTTGCCGCCCAATAATCCTTGTCGCGCATGGCAACCATATACGCCTCAAGCACTTCACGAGTCGCCACCCTCACTATGTCCAAGTTCACGGGCACGCTCCTCAAGCTGCTGCAAAATATCTTTATCAGCGCCGGCCTGTTTTGCATGAGCCCACAAAACCCGCAGCTGTTGTACGTCACCCAGCTTACTGGCTTCAGCCAACCAATCCCTCGGCTGCTGCCCACGTTGCACCTTTTCCATTTCGGCACGCGAAGGCCCCTTACTTCCAGCAAAAGCCCAGCGCAAAGCACGGCCCAAAGCTGAAGTGCACGCATTCTCAAGCGCACTCGTTTGATTAGCCATACCCGACCCGTCAATCTCAAAAGCCCACTCGGTAGCCTTTGGAATATCCGCAGCCTGGTCGCCCGCGTTCAAATACACACGCGCCTCAACCACCCACGTTGACACTGCCCGGTCTTGGTCGGTTGTGTGGTTCACAACAACGCAACGCAAATCAGGGTGCTCTGCAAGCGCCCGCGCGTGCCGCTCCTCAACAGTTTCATAATCATCAAGGTTGAATTTCCTAGCCATTACTCCATCCCCTTTATCCATTTCGTAACTTGATTTTGGTGAACATCAAATAATTCAGCAACCTCTTTTTTGTCAAAACCGAGCAGCCACATTTTGCGGGCGCGCATCATGCACTGCCCTTCAAGCCGCTCAGCCTGCGCGCAAGCCTGCCTATACCGTCGGCCTAACGCCGTAACCTCATCGCGCACTAGGTTTTTAAGCCTGGTTTGCTCCCACTGCTCCTCAAGCGCATCAAGCGTTTCGCGCGTAATTTCATCAACCTGCAATTTCATCAGCTACCTCCAAACGATTAATCAACACATCTTCAACCACAGTGGCCTCCTCGCCGTTAAGCGCCCAATACACTTGCCACCGCGCGTGGTCATCAGAACCGCTTAAAACACGCGCCTCCAAAACCACTGTCCGATATTGCATTTCACTCACCGCGTACCCCCATTCACAAAACGCCACAGCCGGTCAGCCGTAGCAACCAAATCAGAAATCATTTCCTCATCGCGATACACCATCCCGGCCTTCGGCCTAAACCACGCCGGCACAAACTCGCCATCAACCTCATCGCGCAGCAACCACGCAACCACACACGCCTCAGCATCAGTAACGTGAAGCTGCCATTGCACCTGCCGCACATAACGCAGCGGCAACCGGTCAACCGTTTCCCAATCCTTACCCGTGGTTTTGTACTCACCAATCCAACGGTGGTTACGACTTAAACCATCAGGCGTAGCCAAGTGATGGTCTGTTTCACCACGCACCAACCACTCATTAGGTTCAACGCCAAACTCGGCCTCAACAAACTCGGCCATATGGTTTTCCCAATCACGGCCAAACGCCATATACGCATTGTCAGCCTCACGATACTCGGCCAAAAAATCAGCCGCAGCCTTTTCAAACCCCGCCGGGGTAGAAGCAGTTGCAACCTGTGTTGCCGTTACACCGCTGCGCCTAGCCGTAAGCCAACCCTCAAAGTCCTCGGCCTTGCACGCCACAAACCTGTCATCACTTATCACACTCGGCCTCCTCGCCTTGTAACCTTAAGCATATGTTTGACCACCGACATCCACATTCCGAACTGATGCTGAAAATTGACAGCATCGGGGAAGTACCGTGCGAACGGTTGCCAGAGATTTTCTTCCCTGAAGACATCAGCGACCCAGAGGTGCGAACAAAAGCTACAGCTACCGCAAAAGCAATCTGCAAAACCTGCCCGCTGCAAACCGAGTGCGCTGAATACGCTGTCACCACTCGGCAAGAATTCGGAGTGTGGGGCGGCATCTTGATGTCGCACCTTACAAACCCCGACTAATATCGTGGCGCACAATCAAAGCCCAGCCGGTAAACAAAAACAGCAAGCTTAAAATATCGCCGCCATTGAAAACCCGGTCTGCAAACGCAAACCAAATTCCAAGTGCCACACCGGTCAGCATCAACGCAAAGCCAACCCTCGCCTGCCGGCTCATAGCAGCATCCCCAACGGCACGCCCACAATCAAACCGGCAAGCGCTGCCAGCGCCATACCCATCGTGGTATCAAAAGCGGCCTTACGCATCGCACGTTTTTGAGCAGCGGCAATAGTTGCCCTGCGTTGCTTAACGCTGCGCCGCGTATCCCAGGCAACATGAGCCGTGGCCGGCTTGGGGGCTGGAATTCTGTCACCTAGCTCAACCTGCTGGGCAATCAACTCGTTTTTAAAATAACCCATTGTTTCCTCTTTCTGTTGGTGCCGCCACCGCGGCGGTGCTTACCACTATACACGCAAATTGTATACCTCTGGCCAAATCGTGTATAGTGTTTTTTATGACTTTTATGATTGACGAAACACGCGACACCCTTGACACGATTGCCCAACGGCGACAGCTAGCGCTTGAGCGGTTAGACAAAATCACCGATGAGCTGCGGTTCTTTGTGCGCAACGAACGAGAAGCCGGCAAATCTATTGACTCAATTGCCAAGCGCGCCGGCGTAACACGCGCAACAATTTATTCCTGGTTGGCCAAGTAAAAATCCCCCGCCCGAAGGCGGGGGATTTCTCTACCAACTAGAAAGGGGATATTTAAATATCCGCCTGCCTACTGTAGCACTATTGGCAGCTATCGCACTGCAACATATCCATCGGGTCAACCGGCACAGCAACACCATCAACCCGGTCAATTGAGTCAAACGGGTCACTCATCGTCGTCAACCTCAACTGCTAATTTAAAAACGTTGTCGGGTGTGAGGTTTGCCAACGCCATACCCGAAGCCGAAACACCCAACAGCGCGGCCAACACGTTCAAAATAAGCTGCGCCATTTCACCGGTCACAACACCAACAGCAATCATCAACGGCACCGCCGCAACAGCAACCTTATACAACCACTGCCGGCGCGCAGCCGTCCACCAACTTGCTAAAAATTCAGCCATCAGGATTCTCTCCACTTCCCTGCCACTTATCATCAAACGTTGCCATCGTTTGGTACAAACCCAACGTGGCCGTTATTAGGCTAACACCGCCGTAGACAAGCTCGCCGGTGAACTTATCGCTAAACAGACCAAACGCGCCTGCGAAAATCATTGAAAAGCCTGCAACCACAGATGCATAAACTAAACGGCGGCGTATCCGCCAACGAGGAGAGGGTTTCACGGGCCTACGCTAAACGAAAAAATACCAACAATTGCACCCAGCAAACCTATTGCGCCAAACAACCAACCAGCTTTTTGCTCAAGCTTGCGGATACGCACCTCGTGGTCGTCAACCTTCTCATCGGTATCGGGCAAAGTGCTTGCAAGCTTTGACAAAATTTCACCCTGCCGGCGCACTTCAAGATATACGTCGCGCATCGTTATCCGCACCCCGTTGCCGTTTGTATCTTCGCTCATTGCCGGCCCCACATTTCGCCACGCTTTGCCCAAGACCGGCTCCAAGCAGCAAGCCCCGGGGCTGCCTTATTAAACTGAAAACTTGAGGCGGCGTTATCGGCACGTAGCCGACCTGAAATACCATACTGAGGCATCTTGACCCGCAGCCGTGGTTCAGGCCGCGAGGCGGGCCCCTGTGACCGTTGAGGGTATTTTCCGTTGAAGTGCGGAACCGGGTCGGTTGTGTCCCCCCACTGCCGGCTGCGGCGCAGCTCAAAGTGAAGATGAGGGCCGGTGCTACGACCAGTGTTTCCCGAATTTGCGACAACCTCGCCCGCCTTCACCTGCTCGCCAACGTGCCGATGCGATGGTTTTTGAAGGTGGTAAAACACCGTATGCCAATTTGCCTCGTGCCGCAAAATCAAAACATAACCACCCGAAGCGCCCGAGCCCTTATGTGCCACAGTGCCATCAGCCGGCGCAACCAACGGCGTACCTACCGGCATCGCAACATCAACGCCGTGATGAAATTTAACCTTTCGCGTTATGGGGTGTTTGCGAGGCCCATAAGGTGACCTGCTATTTATTTTGTACGGGTCGGGCCACGGCTCGTACAACCGCATTATTCACTGACCACCCATTCACCCAAGGGTCGTATTGATATCCCAACCCCGCGTAGTTTTTTCTCAACGCTTTGGACTGGTCCTCGGACGGTTCACCCGTCTCCGGGTCATAGTGGACACCGCCCCGAGTGTTATAGGAAGTCTGCTTATAAGTGTCGCCGGTGCGGGCAGTCAGTTCTGCCTCACGCCCGTCGTCTTCCTGCCTGCCGACAGTCACAAAGATTACGACATTGTTTTCGTCTAGTTTGGCAAAGTGGCTCATCCGATAGTCACCGTTTCTGAAGTCGTGCTAGTAGCAGTTACCGTGTAAACATCATTCGACCCGACAGTCGCGCTGGTCTGAGTCACACCGCCAGAGAAAGAAACGCTAGTGCCGGTAGGCACTCGGAAGATAACCACGCCTGAGCCTCCCGCTCCGCCCGTACCGTATGTCGCCCCGCCTGAATCGTAAAGGGCACCACCCCCGCCTCCTGAGCCGGTATTTACCGTTCCCGAACCCCCGGGTGCTGAGCCAGTCGAGCCGTTACCGCCACCGCCCTGACCGCCGACTGAGCCTACGGCCGAGGCTCGCATATCTCCCGAACCGCCACCGCCTCCTGCCCGGAATGTCGGCGACCCGTCAATAGACGATTGAACACCGTCACCTCCGTTTCCTGGAGTATAGGTAACCGCGTCGTCGCCTTCTTCCCCGGCTCCTCCGCCACCCCCGCCTCGTTGCCGTCCAGCGCTATCGCCGTCCCCGCCGTCAAAGCCCTGTCCCGCTGTTCCAAGTCCCCCGGTCTCGTCTCC